TAAAGACCAGTGCTTAGACCGATCTCATTATGCGTAATTGCATTATAATCTTCTCTACGCTTGAGAAGAAATAGTAAACGATTCATCATTTCATCCTATGAATGGGAGTGGCTCTACACGCCTATTTATTCACAAAAAATATTGAAAACTTGATTGTGATAATCTTTTGTTTGCTTTACAAACACTTGCGGGTCTTCATGATCAACGCCAATAAGAATAACAAACTGAGGAATGTTAAGACCAATCAGCTCTTCAAACATAATTGAATACGCTGTTGCTTGTAGGAAATAAGAAAGGATATGACTTTCATCTTTTATTCTACGGGATGTTTTGAAGTCAATGATTGAAGGAATGCCATCCCATTCAGCAACACAATCTGTTCGTCCAGCAGCGTTCAGCTTCAATGAATATAATGGCGCTTCTAATGCATTAACAACATCAACATGTTCATCGAGTTTTTTCTGTATCCCCTTGAACATTGTCATATTAACAGGCATTGTTTTGGGCGGATATTCATCCTGATTAAGAAGATATTTCTCAGCGATTAAGTGAATCGCTGTTCCGCGATTAGCAGCTTGTGTGGATATCTTATTGGCTTCCACTTCACCAACCCTTGCTCGCCATTCGAGCAATCCTGTCTTATCGAGTTTGCGACCTAGGACAGTTGTAACTGAAGGCAGACGTATACCAGCTGGTGTGATATAGTATCTGCCTTTTTCTGTCGTTTCTGAATCCAATTCATGAAACGCATAATGTTGCTGTTTAAACTCTTTATTACGCTTGAATTTTAAGTTTGTCCTTAGCAATAATATATTCCTTCACCATTGCGGAACGAACGATATCTTGTTCCGTAAAATCAATAAACTCAAAAGACTTCATTTTGTTAATAATGCGCATAAAGTCAATCAGACCATTTTTCTCATGCTCTTTAGTAAAATCAGATTGACGGAAATCACCGCAAAATAAAATCTTACAGTTCTTACCTACACGAGTGATTACTGAGTCAAGCTCATGTAATGTCATATTGGCGATTTCATCAACCACAATAATACAGTCATTAAGAGTAGTACCGCGTATGAAAGAAGTGCTGATAAAGTCAACAATACCTTTTTGCTTGAGATATTCATATGCATCACCTCTTCCAAACAGTTCTGAAAAGATAGCTAGATACGGGGCTTCGTAGACTTTGGTTTTTTCTTTGTTGTTTCCTGGGAGGAATCCCATGTCTCTTGTAGGTACAACGGATCTAACAATGACAAGCTTTTTATATCGCGAGCTGTCGGATAGTATGGATTGAAGGGATAGGTAGATTGAGAGGAAGCTTTTGCCAGTACCTGCGATTCCGTGGAGGAGTAGGTTTTTTCCGTCATGATATTTCTCAAATGTTATACGTTGATTGTCAGTGAGTGGTTCAAAGTGTTTCAGTTTAAAGTTTAGTTTAAGAACATTTTCTTCATGTTGACCATTTTGTTGGAGGATACGACGTTGTTTTCTTGTTAGTCTTTTTTCTTGCGTCATTTAAACCACTTTTTAAAATGTGTTCACAGCGCTCCCATGTACTCCTTTAGAGTTTCCATCTTTAATCTTTTTTAACAGATCACGAAAACCAGCATCTGGTTTTTGTAAGCCTCTGCCAGAATGGATAAGAGGAGCTCCATGAACAAGTTGAGATATATGTTTGTTTTCATCAAGATATACATCTAGAGCTGAGATACTCATAAAGTCCTCGAACTCTTCACCCGTCTCATTATTTATGAATTTGTAAGTCGGCATTCTCTTCACCAAAATCTTCTATGAAATCTTGCTCAATAGCCGTAAGATCTTTTGTACGCAACGCACGTTCAAAACGGCGCTCTTTACGCTTGTCCTTACGGCTACGATAGTCTTCAGTGTACTCTTCGTCAGACCAATCGTTCTTACGAAATTTACGGATCTTCTGATTGCTCATACTGGGATAAATCCTGGGAAAGCTTCGTTAACAATATCAACAGTGATGCCTTTCCATGGCAACTTCTTTTCTTTAATAGCGCAAAGCATTTTAGCATCTGCTGGAGCAACTGTTTCTAACATTTCAATAAACATTGCTTCACGCTTTACTTGCTTCAGCCCAGGATATGGACCTTCAACAAAGTACGCTAACTTACGCGCATCTTTGATCAATACGTTCTCTTGATCAACAAGATCATTTGGCTTGTATGGAGGCTCGCCTTCTGGCAACAACCATTTAATACGTGGATCAAATGCACCCTGAAGAATAGTGCGAAGAACAAAGCTGTCATTGGCTTTCAATGCTGCTATCTTTTCTTCTTTCTTCTTCAACTTGCTGACCTTCTCAAGGAATTCAGCAACACCAACTCTCATGCCCATTAAAACTCTCCGATATGTTCCATTAAATGTTTTAGTTTGTATGCGATAAAATAATTAAACATCTTATCACGACCTTTTTCTGTTTGGTTGTTATAAGATTCAATAACCTTTTCTTTAATCTCTTCAGGTATTTCGCTCAGGTCAATGAGCTGTTTGTTACGCATATAATTGCGATGCAACGTACCTTCGAGATTATCTATATTTTCTATAATGTTATCAATTTTCTTCGCAGTCATCGGCTTCTGGCGCTCGCCGACAACAAAGCAATTATCAGCAGAAAGTACGTTAGGTACACCATCTCCTGAGTCTCCTTTAAGAATATGCTCGATTAAGTAGCGTTTGGGATTGTCATGCTTAATCCACTTCTTACGAACAGGGTCATATTGCTTCACGTGTGAATGAGTCTGTAATTGAATGAAGTCCTTATCACCAGAAAGAATAAGAATATCATCGTCATTGAATGAACCGAAGTTCTCGCAGAGAGTCGCAATGATGTCATCCGCCTCGGCAGATTCAATATCAATCACTTTGTAGGGGAAATACTCTTTAAGCTCTGCGCGAATCTTATTCAATGTTTCAAAGATTGACTTCCAATCAAGCTCTGACTTCTCTTGATTCTTTTTGCGATTGGCTTTGTAGTAGGGGAATACTTGCTTGCGCCAGTAGTTGGTATTATCACAAGCAATAACAAGCTCGCCGAATTCATCACCGAACTTTGCTTTATAAGAACGGAGAGAGTTGAGAACCATATGACGAATCATACCTTCTTCAACTTGCGCATTTGTATGGTTGCCTAATTGCATCATAAGATTAGACAACATCACCTGACTTAGATCCACGATAATCATAATGTTTAGCTTTCGCTTTTTGCTTCTTCATAAGAGGAAAAATCCATCTCTAACACCTTTGTCAAACTCATTGTTCCATCGTTGTTAGGATTGAACAGATTTTCTGACAGCTGTTGAAATGGATGTTGTATACCATAATACTTGCACATCAAAGAACGAATTGATTCGACAATCAACGCATGATCTTTAATGTTTGTATCTTCTTCATCTTCCATTGGAACGATTTGAAACCCAGCTAACTCCATATTATTGAAGAGCATAGGAACAATTGTTTCCAATGTTTCGTTAATATGATTATACTTAACCATACTAACATTTAACGCCAGTTCTTCTGGCGTAATTTCTCGAGGAATAACTTTTCCGCGATTTGGAAACTGTATTACGTTGTTTTCTTTATCCATGGTAATCATTATACTCTGAAACACACAAAGTGTCAACTCTTTATTTATTAACAATATGAGGTAATACGGCTTCCATACTCGGTGAATCTGAAATCGTAGACTTTACATTCTGTTCCATCAGTAATTACGTCAATTACGTGCTGACGTTTCGATGGATCGACATAGAACAGGAAGAATCCGCCGCCACCAGCGCCGAGGAGTTTACCGCCGAGAGCTCCAGCCTCTAATGCTCGATTATAGACGCCATCGAAGTATTCATTGGTAATAGATGTTTCGACAGCTTTCTTGTCCATCCAAGCTTCATGCAGTAGATGTCCGAAATCGTCAAGCTTGCCTTCCTTCAGATATCGAGCGCCAACGAAAGCTTTATCGCGAGATGCTTTGACGAGATTGAACTTGGTTTCATCGCTCATAGCTGCTGATTGTTTTTGTAGAATCGAGTTAGCGTTACGACCGCGACCAGAATAAACAAGCAACAAACGATCTTCGAGATTATTCCAAGTTTCACGATTGTATGTCATTGGTCGAATTTCAACAGTATCATCCTTATGAAACTCAAAGAGATTCATACCACCATAAGCTGATGCATACTGATCTTGCTTACCAACTGGATAACCACACAACTGACGTTCAACGTAGTATGCAGTTTGAGCAAGATATTCTCTTGATACCATGCTCTCATGTTTATTTTGATTAGCAAGAACATTGACAAGACCAAGTGTAAATGCTGATGACGAACCGAGACCTGAACCCTTAGCAAGAATGTCAGCGATTGATGCAACAGTTACTTCTTTATCAACGCCAAAGTGTTTTAAGCTCTCGCGCGTGATGGCATGCTGCATAGTTTCTAAGTCAGGATATTCCTCAATGGTATCATACATTACCTTGATACCGAGGTGAGGCGTTTTATGCAACATCACATAGATGTACTTGTCGATCGTAACCGACAAAGCAGCTCCTCTTTCCTTTTCAAAGAACGATGGCATATCACTGCCACCGCTGAAGAATGAAATACGAAGAGGTGTTTTAGATAAAATCATTATGAAGTCCTGTATACGAATTGTGGTTTTGGTTTAGCGCGAGAAACTTCGTCAGGGTATTGAGCAAGCAGATCACGCAGCATCAATTCCCATTGATTCTTAATACGATCAATGTTATAACGCGAATCAACAAACACTTTATTGAACTTGATCATTGGCATGTGATCGCCGTTACGAACAAAGTTGATAGCAGCATTAAGATGCGCTGCAAACAAATTAGCATGCATACCCTTATCAGCGAAGTCGCCATGATACATGATATTCAAACCACCAGATGTTTCAGGTAATGCACCAAGGTTAGGATGAACACAAACAAGACCAGCTGACATTGCTTCAAGCATTGCTCGGCAAGATGTTTCAAGCCAAATAGATGGATAAGCAAAGATATCCGCTGTGTTCAGATATGCTTTCAATTCTTCATTAGGAACAAAGCCATGATAAGTCATCTGAGGATGATTGCGAATACGATCATACAATGGCTCATACGGCTTATCAGCATCTTCCCAACCATAGATCTTATAAGATGAAAACACATCAAGATGAATGTCAGGATTTGTTTCTGCTAACTTTTCAAATACTGGTACAAGGATTTCTAATCCACGCTGCGGAGTTGATGTATATGTTAAACGAATCTTACCATCTTTTGGCTTCTTATCGATAACATCATCTGGCGCTGGAACAATACCTGACTCAAGAACAATCGACTTGTTATCATAAGGAATGCCATGTACAAGTTGATAGCGTTGATATTGCCAGTCAGAAATAAAAACATATTTGTGAAAGCTGTCTTTGAATTCCTGCATTCTAAACTTAGCTGACTCTGGGTCTTCAGGAAGATCATGACACCAGAACAAACGAATCTTAGTCCAATCAACTTCTCTAAAACGAGAGCAAACAATTTGAAAATTATCAAGCAACTGTGGGTCAATAATTTCAGCTAGCTTACGTTTTGCGATCTCAGTTCCGCCATTAGCATTGACGGAAATTTCGTTCTCTTCAAATCCACTCATAGTTGAAATCCTGATTTTACTGCATCATCATAGAACATTTGGCAAGTTTCTTTTGAGAACTGCCACAAATCTTTACCGAAGCTTTTTGTTTTCTTGATCAAGTCTGGTGTCATTGTAATAATATCAAAACCGAGTTTATCGGCTTCAACATACGAATAAGCTTGTCTTGAAGAAGCCCAAAGGAATTGAATGTTAGGGTGTGTATTATTCTTTTTCGCTAATTGCATAGCAGTTGTGATATAATGCATAGTCCCAGCAACGTCATGAATACGACCAACAAAAATAGAAACAATTGCTTGCGTTTTCGGAGACAAAGCTTCTAAAACTTCAACAAACTGTTCGCCAGTGAAAACTGCTGTCACATTCAGTTTAATACCTTCGTGGGAAAGTTGATTGATGATAGAAGTTGTTGGTGTTCCATCTATATGCATTACTGGGATTTTAACATAAACTGAGTAATTGTTATTTTCACCCCAGCTGTCGATTAATCTTGCTTGACGGATCATTTCACTTGGTTCATCAGCAAATACTTCTAACGACAAACAAGTTTCTGGTCGCGTTTTTGCAAGATAAGAGATAGCGTCTTTTGCAAACTGGGCGTAATCGGTAACACCAGCTTGACGCATCAATGTAGGATTAGTTGTGAATCCAGAAATAGTATCATCTTTTGCGGCTGCAATAATACCATCCATTGCAGCGCCATCGGCGTATAATTTAATCATCGTAACTTAGCTCCTCAATCAGTGTTGCTGCTTGCAACGTGCTATCAACTATATAGTCTGGAAATATATCTTTGTATTTTTCTGGTCTTTGTTCTTTGGTGTAATTAGCACCAACGTAAATCGTTGTTAATTTGCTTTTGTGACCAGCAACAATATCTTTCCAACGATCGCCTATTATATATGATTGACTACGATCAATTTTATATTTCTTGATGAATGTTTCAATCATACCATTGTTTGGTTTGTACCAAGCAGATCCGCGCTCGTATGCGCAAAGAATATCATCAAGACCTAGCCAATTTATACACATTCGATTCATAATGTTGAGATGTGTTTTATCGAGCTTGCCGTCATAAACGTCTGGTTGATTGGTAACGCAAAGAGCACCATATCCCAAATTGGTAACAATGCTTACAGCTTCTTTAGCGAAGTCAACAAACTCAAATTCGTTGACATTCCAAGGAGCTGTATAACTTCCATCTTCTCTTTTGATAAGATGGTTGAGAATACCATCCCGATCAAAAAAAACTGCGCGAACCATTATAAACACTCAATTGTTATAAATATATTTGTCAGTCGCGAGTTGGGAGCTCCACTGACTCTATAACTCGGTAAGGAGGCACAGCTATGACTATTTATCACAAACATCACATAATCCCAAAACACGCTGGTGGAACAGATGATCCATCAAATATTGTTCTTTTAACTATAGAAGAGCATGCAGAAGCACACAAACAACTTTTCGAAACACATGGTAGAAAACAAGATGAAATTGCTTGGCGCATGTTAGCAGGTCTGATGAAAAAAGAAGAAATGCTCAAAGAACTTTATGCTCTTGGTGGTAAAATATCTGGACCAAAAACCAAAGGTAAAAAAATAAAAGGTCATTTTAAAAGCGAACAAGCGAAATATAACATGAGAAAATCTTGGGAAAATAGAGAAATAAGCGAAAAACATCATGCAAAAAATCAGTTCGGTGAAAATCATTGGACTAAGAAATCAAATATAAAAATTGATACATCTAAAAATATAAACAAACTAATTACCTGCAATATTTGCGGTAAAACAACTAATGCAGGTAATATAGCTAGATGGCACCAACATTAGTTACCATTTTGTAGCGTTAATCTGTAGTTTAGGATTGGAAACAAGTGAATGCCAAACAACTGCTTGGAAAGATTCTGAGTGTGGCGTAACACGATCAGGAACTAATGGAGGAACAACAACACATGCATCAGCTTTTTCTGCTGTATATCCGTCAGCTTTACCTACGATACCAAGAACTAATGCGCCAACTGACTTTGCATAATCGATTGCTTTGATCAGCCCTACTGACACATTACGTTCTTTGTTGCCGCCTCCAACGGATAAAATGAAGATGGTGTCATCTCGGTTGAGCTTGCTAACTTTGAGATATCCTTCAAATACGGTGTCAAACCCTTCATCATTTGTTCGAGCAGTAAGCTCTGATACGTTGTCTGTTGGGCAGTAAGTTTCGATGCCGCATAACTTGCGCAAGTCATTGACCATATGAGAAGCATTCCCTGCAGAGCCACCAACTCCGAGAATGAAAACGCGACCTCCGCATTCTCTTGTTGTTGCCAGAGCTTCTGCAAGTCGTTCTACCTCGTTCTTATCTAATGCGTTTGCGATCTCTACGACTTCATTAAAAAATTGATCACTAAAACTCATTTCAAACGACTCCTCAATTCACTACTACTATACATATGATATCTACTATTATATATGATTTCTATTCCACGGCGATTGCATACATCTTGTCCAGTAAGATAAACGCTCTCATATTCTATACCAACGAATCTTCTATCAATTGGCTCAATACCTAATAGATTGATGAGATCATGTTCTGTTTCATAAACAATAATCTCATCAACATATCTGCAGGCACGCAATTGAACGTAGCGTTCGTAGATAGATTGAACTGGTTTGTTCTTTTCTGGGCGATCGATTGTTGGATCAGTTTGTAACCCAACAATCAAATAATCGCAGTACTGTTTGCATTCACGCAGCATTTCAACATGACCTGCATGAAGCAGATCAAATGCGCTACAAGTAAAACCTCTTATCAACGTTCTGCCTCTACTGCTGTTGCTCGAAGATATTGTAGAATGTTTTCTGGCGATGTTTCACCGTATGGATCTTGGTCTACGTTATTACCAAATCCAGGCTCTTGCCACCATGCTGTAATGATACCATCATCAGCAATGAATGCATAACGCCAAGAACGTTCGCCAAATCCAAGATTACGTTTCGATACGCACATGTTCATAGCAGTTGTGAAGTCGGCATTACCATCAGGAATTACCTTGACGTTCTTCAAGTTCTGCTGCTTTGCCCAGCAATTCATTACAAATGAATCATTGACTGAGATGCAGTAGATGTCATCAACACCAAGCTCTTTAAACTTGTCGTAGTTGTTTTCAAATCCAGGAAGTTGGAAAGTATCGCATGTTGGTGTGAACGCTCCAGGAAGCGAGAACACGATAACTTTTTTACCAGCAAACATTTGAAACGTGTTTAGCATGCTCCAACGGAATGGGTTTGGACCTTGAATAGAGTCATCACGAACACGAACTTTAAATCGTACTGATGGAACTATCGAACCAATACGTTTTACTTCCCATTCATCATTGTTGAAAACAATTTGATCAATAGTGTCACTCATTGTATACCTCAAGCTTGTCGTGTCAGATAGTTAGGTCGAATATACTTTGCTGAGAAAAACTTCTTTACCAATTCGATAACGATGTCAGTGTCGTATTCCTTACAGGAGAACACGTCAAGATACATTGCTGTACCGCCATTGCCATCGTCAGGAACAAAGTGTGCGCAGATGTTTGATGTTTCAATCAGCTGAACAAGTGTATAACCTGCTTTGTTGCCTGTACCGAACTCAACGATTTGCGGCTCGCCATAAGCAATCATATCAATGTCGCGTACGAGCTCTTTTGCAAATGTGTAGATGTTAGCATAGTTTGTGATCTGACCTTTGTCCAGATCTGCGCAATCCAACATCAAATGATAACCCCACCAGTGTGCCATATTAGTATCCTTCTACTTCTTGTACGTATTCAACTGAATCTACACGGAAAGAACGCCATCCGCCGTTGTGAACATCCCAACATACGATAGTGTCCTTGTTTTCTCTTTTCTTATGCTCTTCATCTAAATGATTCATATCCATCGGAGCTTTAACATAACGCGGATCGAGGCTGCAACGCATAACACGCTTTTGACCATTGACCTTTGTAAATGTTACTTCGATGACTGATTGTTTGAGATCTTTGAGAATATCATCACGCTTGTACATACCCATGTTTCACCTATTCGTTTAGAAGTTTCTGTGTGTTGCTAAACTCTTCATTAAGTTTTTGTTGAAGCTGTGTATAACCGCCGATATGAAAACCATCCACTACTACAACTGGAAATGATTTAGCATGCGGGAATTGTTCGAGAAGTTGCTCGCGAGTAAAATCGACATCGAGCATCTTTTCTTCGAAAGGAATGTTTGCGTTGCGCAAAGCTGTTTTTGATTTTAAACAGAAAGGACAGTCTGGCTTAGACCAAACAACTACATGACCAAGACTCATAGGCGTTCACTCCAATATGCTTTAACATCAGATTCGATAAATGGAACAAAGTCATTATCAATCATATCAATCGCGACTAGCTTTTCCAGATCGCTGATTTTCATTTCCATTATCTCTAGTTTCATTTCCAACTTGTTCATCCTTTAACACTCCTATATATACCAATTCACCACCACGATATAGTTTTATGTATATCAGATCTTCTTCTTGAACTACTGCTACTCTTTCATTATACTTTGGATCGTCTGAAAAGTCAATCATAAACTTAGAGCTTCATTTTTTAATTTCTGCTCGTAACGACTCATCTTATCTAGGTATCCGCGATTACGTAACTCTTTGAATACCAGATTCTCGAAACTGAATTCACCACCAGCAGCAATAGAAGCTGCGCGCATTG